TCTGGATGTGCTGATTGAAATTTGTGCCAGACACTTTCAAACACATCAAAATCACCGTTCCACTCTGCCAGCAGATACTGCTGCCACTCTATTGCTGCCTGGCTGATATCAAATAGATACACACTAGTGTTGGCAACAAAATTATCATTGCCAGTTATGCAGGCAGGTTTAAGGCCGCCACATACACCAACAAAACAATCAAGCGGCTGCTGTTTCATCTCTTGCGGATCAATCAACGTTTCAGTATTCAACACATAATAACCACTGTCTAAGTTTTTGGTAATTTGCCGCATGGCAAATCCAAACCACCAAAGTGCTTCATCTTTGGGCTCGTGATTTTTATCAGCAATGAGTTTTACAATATCGTCGTGGCCATGATCAGGATAGCAATAGTTTTTCTTCTGTCTGATTTCATTGGGAATATTAGTTATACGATGCCCGGCACGAATAAACTCAGCAATGACATTGATGCCAGTGTATTGATAGTCGCTGGCGTATTCTACTAGCTCTTCTGAATCAGGTGCCACCCACCCAGGCGTATAGTCATCGTGTGCATTGTTTGTATCACGATGTGTTTTGCGTGTGACAAACGTGACAGGTCCCGACTGTTCTTCAAATGCAGGTTGCCCAATGGCTGTCCATGCCCGTAAATCAAGTGCAAACCATTGCGGGTGTAAATGATAGTAGCCGCCGCGGTCTAATATGTGACAGGCCATTGGCGAGTTTTCTGCTTGGGCATGTTCGATTGTGTCAATTACTAATGTTTGATTTTGTAAGAAGTTTCCAGCGGCAACCACGCCGGCCCACTCGTACCCTTGCTCAGCAAGTTTTTTTAATTCTTCGGTGAGTGTTTTTGTTTGATACAGATTAAACTGATATCGGCCGCACAATTTAAACTCAGTCAAGTCAATCAAGTTTTGTGCAATATCAGCACATTCAGGTTTTAAATTGTCGTACAGTACTACTGCAATGTTTGGAAAGTCTTTGTTCATGATTAGGTAATAAGTTGGTATCCAGTGATCTGGATGTTTGGAGTATTTCTCATGTACTCAAGTGTGGACAGATTGTCAATTCTACCCGGAATACAAAATCCAGTATGATCTAATATTCGTTGTAAACTGTATCCTAGCGTTGCTAGGTCAGGTCGATTTGCATGGTACCACTCAGTGAGCGCGGCATCCACATCATCAGGCCACGGCGCTGGCCCCCAGTGAGTACCATTGAAATTGTTGAGATGTAATTTCCAATTAAGGCTGATACGATCAATCATTTTACAGGTTTGCAACAACATAGAATTATCATTGTGCATCATGCAAAAGAATGGTTCTTTGCCCACATACGGGTAATCTAACTGTACTTCGCCAGGTTTGATTACTCTTGCAAATTTTACAGGCTCGGGCATTTGATTGTCGGTTGGGCCATTAATAAAATAACTAATGTTAGCAAACGACCGTCCTGTAAAATTATAATCAAGAGGTGCTTCGGTAGTTTCTAAACTGTGCAGGCAACAATGCAATTCGTCAACTAATTTTATTTGTTCGTTATCAAGTCCGGCATATTTGTTAATTCCTGCTGTTACTTCTAGATCTTTATGCATTGAATTAAAATGCAACTGGTTAGACTCGTAATGTTCCGGCCCGGCTTGAATATTGTACATGGACCAATCTACTGTATTGGTATTACGTGCTTCTTCGATTAGTTTTATAAAATGATTAATTGTGTATTTGGTAAAGTCTGTAACGACAGGCACTGCCCGAACTGGATCTTGTTTGGTAATTTCTACATGTTGATTAAAGAACTGTTCGCCAATCGGGGTATCGTAAATATCGATATTAAAATCAACTGCTTGATTTATTTCTACATATATTTTTGGCATGTAGATATTTATTTGGTAATCTTGAGTCAAACAATATTTGACTTTGCGCTAGAACAAGTATATAATAGAAAACAAGGAGCATTTTATGTCACAACCCAAACTATTCAGCGGCGATCAAAAGATCAAACTCACTCAAATTATCAACGAGGGCATGCAGGTCATGCATGAAATTGACACACTGCAAGGCGGCCTCACTGATACTGTTAAAGCCATTGCGGAAGAACTTGAAGTCAAGCCATCCACACTAAAAAAAGCAATTCGTATTGCGCACAAAGCAAGCCTGACACAAGCCAATCAAGAACATGAAGATCTTAACACTATTTTAGAAACCGTTGGCAAAACTCTATAAGTACTGTTTTACAACAGCGAGTCGTTCCCGTAAGGAACATGAATCACGGCTTACCGGCCATAAACGGAGACTATGAGTTATATTGACGCCTTATACGATCGCGAACGCGATAGAATTCACGTTGTAGAACGCCGAGACGGCGTGAGGAAATACCAAGAGTATCCTGCCAACTACATCTTTTACTTTGACGACCCACGTGGTAAGTTCCAAAGCATTTACGGCACACCTGTGAGTCGTTTCAGCACACGCAACAACAAAGAATTCCGCAAGGAAGTTCGCATGCACTCCGGCAAACAATTGTATGAGAGTGATATCAATCCCATCTTTCGTTGCCTGGAAGAAAACTACAAAGACCAAGACGCACCAGAACTCAATGTTGCATTTTTTGACATTGAAGTAGACTTTGACAAAGAGCGAGGGTTCTCGCCTGTGGATGATCCGTTCAATCCTATCACTGCAATCTCAGTCTACCTAAACTGGCTGGATCAATTGGTCACACTGGCAGTTCCGCCTCGTGGGTTAAGTTGGGAAACTGCACAAGACCTTGTGAAGGACTTTGAAAACACCATGCTGTTTGAACGAGAAGAGGATATGATCAAAACATTCCTGGACTTGATTGAAGATGCAGATGTGCTGAGTGGGTGGAACTCAGAGGGCTACGATATTCCATACACTGTGAATCGTTGTACTCGTGTGCTGAGCAAAGACGACACTCGTAAATTCTGCCTGTGGGGACAACTGCCCAAGATGCGCATGTTCGAACGCTTTGGCAGTGAGAATCAAACTTATGATCTAGTGGGTCGTGTGCATATGGACTATATGCAACTGTATCGCAAGTACACATATGAAGAACGGCACAGCTACAGTTTAGATGCCATTGGCGAATACGAACTAGATGAACGCAAGACACAGTTCGAAGGCACCTTGGATGCTTTGTACAATCAACACTTTAAAAAGTTTATTGAATATAACAGACAAGATACGCTGTTGTTGCATAAACTGGATCGTAAACTACAGTTCTTAAGCCTGGCCAGCGAACTGGCACATGCCAACACAGTGCTACTACAAACCACAATGGGTGCTGTGGCAGTGACTGAGCAGGCCATTATCAATGAAGCACACGAACGTGGCATGGTGGTGCCAAATCGCAAACAACGTCTCACAGACGACGACACGCAGGCTGCAGGTGCGTATGTTGCGTATCCTAAGAAAGGCCTGCATGACTGGATTGGATCTGTTGACATCAACAGCCTGTATCCATCGGCTATTCGTGCTATGAATATGGGACCAGAAACAGTAGTAGGACAACTGCGTCCTATCATGACTGATCACTACATCAAAGAAAAGATAGACAAGGGTGCAAGTTTTGCAGCCGCATGGGAGGGTCTGTTTGGCAGCTTGGAATACACTGCTGTGATGGAACAGCAACGTGGTACAGAGATCACCATTGACTGGCAGGATGGCACAGAAAGCACACACAGTGCCGCAGAGATCTGGACCATTATGTTTGACAGCAACCAGCCTTGGATCATGAGTGCTAATGGAACTATCCTTACATATGAGAAGAAGGGTATCATTCCTGGCTTGCTGGAACGCTGGTATTCGGAACGTAAAGAACTGCAGGCCAAGAAAAAAACAGCCAAAGATAAAAAAGAAGAAGCATTCTGGGACAAGCGGCAACTGGTCAAGAAGATTAACTTGAACAGCCTGTATGGTGCTATTTTGAATAGTGGCTGTAGATTCTTTGATCATCGCATTGGACAAAGCACTACACTAACTGGTCGTGCCATTGCCCGGCATATGGATGCACACATTAATGAGTGTATCACAGGTGTGTATGATCACACAGGTGAAGCCATTATCTATGGTGACACAGACTCCTGCTACTTCACTGCTTGGCCGGTGTTGAAGAAAGAAGTGGCAGAAGGTCGCATGCAGTGGTCAAAAGAAACTTGCATCCAACTGTATGATTCTGTTGCTGAACAGGTTAATGAGAGTTTTCCGGGGTTTATGGAACAGGCATTTCATTGTCCACGTGAAATGGGTGCGCTGATTGCGGCCGGGCGAGAACTGGTAGCAGATCGTGGCCTGTTTATCACAAAGAAACGCTATGCTGTAAACATCATCGACTTAGAAGGCAAGAGACTGGATGTAGACGGCAAGAAGGGCAAGACCAAGGCCATGGGCTTGGATCTGAAACGATCAGACACACCTAAAGTTATTCAAGACTTTTTGTTAGAAATTCTAAATAGTACACTGCATGGTGCCACACGTGAATCTATCATTGAACGTATTCGTGAATTCAAGTATGAGTTTATGGAACGGCCAGGTTGGGAAAAAGGTAGTCCCAAGCGTGTGAACAACTTGACCAAGTATGGCGCAGAAGAAGCCAGACTGGGCAAAGCAAATATGCCAGGCCATGTGCGAGCTGCCATGAACTGGAACAACATGCGTAAGATGAACGGTGACAACTACAGTATGCAAATTGTTGATGGTATGAAAACTATTGTGTGCAAACTTAAAAGCAATGCTCTTGGCTGGACCAGCATTGGCTATCCCACAGATGAGCAACGACTGCCTGCATGGTTTACAGAACTGCCGTTTGATGATGGATTGATGGAGGCAACTGTTGTGGATCAAAAGATTGATAACTTGCTGGGTGTGTTGGATTGGGACTTGGCCAGTGCCACCAACACAGAGAATACATTCCAAACATTATTTGAATGGTGATCTATGAAACTCAGTGAATTAGTTGCGTACCGTAACCACTTGTTAGAATTTGATGTTAACAACATCCAATATACTGCACGACATAAACTAGAAGAAATAGTGTACGGTGTACAGAATAGTGTGATACAGCCACGTGCGTTTACGCAAACTCTTAAAGAAGATCAAACTCGTGTGGTAAATGCGTTTGACCATTTTGCGTCTACCTTAAACGAATTAACAAATGAGTTAGACACCATGATCGAGACGGCTGAAAAAATACAGTACGCCGAAAGCACCAGGTTGTACACTGAAGAAATGGCACGATATGGTCGACTTGACGAGCCTACAAATAAAAAAGTCAATCAGCACATTCTAGATCGTCGTATGCCAATGACTGCGGATGTACAACAGATGATTTCTAATCGTATCAAAAGTTATGTTGATTGGAAGTACCCAGGATTAATTATCCGTCCTGGGGTCGAAACTTTTATACATGATTTAGTAGCTTTGGATCCGCTGTACATTGTTGATCACAGTGCAGAACTATTGCAACCTGCATTGGTTGCGTTTCCTGAAGAATACCGCCGCAGGCTACGAATGTACGAGCAAGATCCATGCTCGGCTGACGTGCTGGCCACAATGCCCAACAATCAATTTGGATTGTGCCTGGCATTTAACTTTTTTGAGTTTACTCCAATTGAAGTGCTAGAACAATACTTGAAAAATATTTTTAACAAGTTACGCCCAGGGGGCATATTAGCAATGACATTCAACGATTGCGATCGAGCACACTGTGTTGCGTTAGTTGAAAAGAATTTCTGCTTCTATACTCCGGGACAACGAGTTAAGGCAACTGCAAAATCAATTGGATATAAACAAATGTTCAGTTGGACAGACGCAGGTAATCTAACTTGGTTAGAATTACGAAAACCTGGCGAACTTGAAAGCATCCGTGGTGGACAGACTTTGGCAAAAATAGTTAACAAATAACTTGCAAAATCTAAATAAACCATATACAATACACAATAGGAGAATTAAACATGAGAGATCATTTATTAGACTTGGTTGAACACACACTTGATTTGGGTGTGATCGATTTGGTAAAAATTACAGGCACAGAAGAAGACACAGTTATTTCCGGGCTGGCAGAAGATAGGTCTGTGGTAGTTGAAGGCAAGTTTGCTAACCCAGTGCCAGACTTCGTTGGCAACTTTGGTATGCCTAACTTGAGCAAACTAAAAATCTTGTTGAACTTACAAGAGTATCGTGAGGATGCCAAACTCAGTATCACACGTCGCACTACAGGCGAGCCTGACGGCATTAATTTTGAAAACAAGCTAGGTGACTTTAAAAACAGTTATCGCTTTATGGCCAGTGAGATTGTGAATGAGAAACTTAAGACTGTTAAGTTTAAAGGAGTTAACTGGCACATTGAATTTGAGCCAACCAATGCCAGCATCATGCGTCTAAAGATGCAGGCACAGGCCAACAGTGAAGAAACAAACTTCCAGGCAAAAACAGAAAATGGCAATTTAATGTTTTTCTTTGGTGACCATTCAACACATGCAGGCAACTTTGTGTTCCAGCCTGGTATCACTGGTCAATTGAAACGTGCGTGGTCATGGCCCATCAAAACATTCATTTCCATCATGGATCTCACCGGTGACAAAGTTGTGAAGATCAGTGACGATGGTGCCGCAATGATTACAGTGGACTCTGGACTGGCTGTTTACAACTATATCTTACCAGCACAGAGCAAGTAATGGAAACTAAAAAACGCACAGTGGTCAGGATGCTGACTTATCGTCTGACTGCATGGCTATTTACAATCTTTTGGACTTATATGTTCACAGGCAACATTGCCAATGCCACAGGTTTTGCTACTGCACTACATATTCTTTTAAGTGTTGACTATTACATACATGAACGAATCTGGCTCAAAATCAAATGGGGCAGAATTGACTCAAGATAATCTCACTGCCAAGCAGAATGACTATGCTGTGTTCTTGCCTGCTATATCTGGCTTCTATGCCACGTTCATAGGCAAACAACGTGATCCAGTTAATGGACCTTATATAGAACCTGCACGTATGCCACAGGGCATGCCGGATATGGAACAGATGAATTGGCTCAACAGTCAAACAGGTCTGTTCCCATACCGGTGGAGCCTGTATTCAGGCGGCCATGCCAACTTGGACTTAAACAAACCGGACTGGTCTGAAGATATGGTTCGCAATCGTGAGCCCGGCACAGTGATCTTAGGTGACTCTGGTGGATTCCAGATTGCTAAAGGCTTGTGGGAAGGTGACTGGAAAGCCAACTCAGGTTGTGCCAAAGCACAGAAGAAACGTGATGCTGTGCTTAAATGGTTGGATGGTGTGTCTGATTACGGCATGATCTTGGATATTCCAACCTGGGTTATTCACGATAAAAAAGCCAGTGCCGCTTGTCAGATTACTACACTGCAAGAAGCAGTTGACGCTACCAAGTATAACAACGATTACTTTATGAAACACCGCAAAGGTGTTAAAAATGGCGGTGCCAAGTTCTTAAACGTGTTGCAAGGTGCCAATCATGCTGATGCAGATCGTTGGTACGACATGATGAAAGAGTATTGTGATCCTGCAAAATATCCCGACACACACTTCAATGGGTGGTCAATGGGCGGACAGAACATGTGCGATGTGCACCTGGTGCTACGACGATTGGTGGCACTGCGACATGATAACCTACTACAACCAGGTGTTCATGATTGGATGCACTTCTTGGGCACAAGCAAGTTGGAATGGGCTGTGTTGCTCACCGTGATTCAAAGGGCAGTACGTAAATATGTGAATCCACAATTTACTATCAGCTTTGATTGTGCCAGCCCATTCCTTGCCACAGCCAACGGTCAAGTGTACCACGAGATTGTGTTGCCGCACAACGGCAAGTGGAGTTACAGAATGAATCCTATTGTGGATGACAAGAAGTACGCTGCCGACACACGCCCATTTAGTCAAGGCGTTGTAGCAGATGGATTGGTTGATACGTTTGAAGACAGTCCTATCAGTCGGCATTTGCAAATGAAAGATATTTGCTACTACCGACCCGGTGACCTAAATAAAATTGGCAAAGAAGGCAAGACCAGTTGGGACAGTTTCAGCTATGCATTGCTGATGGGCCATAATGTTTGGTTGCATTTGGAATCAGTGCAACGTGCCAATCGTGAGTTTGATGCTGGCAACAGGCCCAGGATGATGTGGGACACATGCGGTGACCACACTAAATTTGAGGACATTGTAGAAGCAATCTTTGCCACTGCCGATCGTGCAGAAGCAGAAGCTATCATCGAGCAGTATGATCGTTACTGGATGGATATTGTGGGCACACGTGGCTTCAAAGGTAAAAAGGCCAAAAACGCACACACTCAATTTAATAGTCTGTTCGAAACTGTTGACACAGATACAGAAGATAGTGTACAATTAGATGAAGAGGAATTGTCTGTAGATAATTTGGATAAACTTGAACAGGAACAATCTAAATGAATAGAGAAGGACACGAAAATGTTAAGTTTTTCACAGGTGTAGAAGTAGAACATACTCCTGCCTATGACAAGAAAACATTATTTGTAGTAGGGTTACAGCCAGTCAGTGAAATTCAAGATTGGATAGATGATTTTGCCGCCTATGAAGATGCCGCACAGCACATTGAGCACATTTACTTTGGTGCCAATCAGAGCTTTCCTAATCTAAAAGTCAATGACGGTGCTGAGTGGGCCAAGTGGGAAACTATGATTTACCACTTCCTAGATCGAGACTATGTCTGCACATTAGATGTAGATGTGTCAAGTGTCGAAGGTTTAGTCGAAGGCGGATTTTGTGAACGTCACAACTTCATTCCGATGATTTCAGTAAAATTACCCTATGTACAACTGCTAGGATACAATGCTACAATCAAGTTAGACGATAAAGATTTTTCAGCCACCAACCCCGGTGTTTGGTGCCATAGTTTGCATACGTTACAAAATCGAAACAAATTCACTCCATGGTCTAAATACACAAAGGACAAAACAATATGACACAACGAGAACAAGCACTAGCAGAGCAGGCTATTAGAATTATGGGTAGTGCGGAACGTAAAATTTGGGTCACGTTCCGCAAAGAAGGGATCCACAAATATCCCGCGGCAGCAACAGACCCTTCATTAGCAACAGGAGATGAATATGATGTATCGTTTTTGGGCTATCCTCATCGCCATATTTTTCATTTCAGGGTTTGGATTGACGTATTCCACAACGACCGAGATGTGGAATTTATACAATTCAAGCGATGGCTCGAAAAACTGTATTCTAGCAACCAAGGTGTATTGTCGCTAGATTACAAAAGTTGTGAAATGATCAGCGATGATCTGTACTTACAAATTGCCGCACGTTACCCCGACCGTGCAGTCTGGATCGAAGTGGCCGAAGATGGCGAGAACGGCGCTTTGATCAAATATGAAATTTCTCGTCCTAGTCTTAACATTAAAATTTAAAAGGATTTACCATGGGTAAACAAGCAGTGTATTCTAACCCCAAGGCCCAGGCCGCGCAGGATGAGCTGGATCGTTTTCTAGACTTCTGCCGCGATTTTGGATATCGCTTTAACGAAGCAGACTTGTATAACTTCAAGAGTTATGCATGGCAACAATACAACAAGTTTTCACAGGGCAAGAATGCTCGTGACATGTGGGCCGAGGATGCTCGTCGTTTGAATAGACCTATCTAACATGAGAAAACTATACTACATGGGCCTAGAAAGTTACGAAGCCCGTTACACACTACAACTTACAGAATGGAACCGACGTGTGTTTGACCGTAGAGGTCTTGACGTGGTTTACGTTCCTGGTACAACTATTGATAACAGCCAAGCAATCAGCGTAGGCCAAGTGCTGGACGCACACGGACGCAGTTACTTTGGCATGAGTCAGATGATGAACTTGGTTCAGATGATGCGTCGAGGTGAAGTTACTGGGGAAGATGTTATCTACTTTGAAGACATGTTTCAACCTGGCATCGAGTCCTTGCCATATATATTTGATCAGATTCCTGCTGACCAGCGTCCCAGGGTATATGTACGCTGTCTAGCCCAGAGTATTGATCCCGATGACTTTGTGCATGTATGGGGCATGGCCAAGTGGATGGGCCTGTACGAACACATGGTCAATGAGTTTGTCACCGGAGTTCTCGCCACAAACGAAGAGATGGTTGCTCACATGCGCATTGCCGGATGGCGTGCTCCTATATACAATATTAGTGGCTTGGCATTTGGTAAAGAAGAAGTGCTAGAGCGCATCGGTGGTGCAGAGAATATCCGACCATTTGGTGAACGCAAACGTCGTGTAGGATTTGCCGCACGATTTGACCAAGAGAAGCAACCAGACTTCTACATGGACTTGATTGAAATGTATGGCCAGTTGACCAAAGAACCGTGCGAGTTTGCCATCTTCTCTGGTGGTCCTTTACGCAGTAACAACCCCAAGTATCTTGAACGTGCTAGAATGTACGAACAAGAAGGCAAGTTAAAAATTTATGATAATCTAAGCAAAAATGACTACTATAATCTTGTTAATGATACTCGGGTGCTATTCAATTGTGCTTTACAAGACTGGGTATCCAATACTGTTTCTGAAGCCGATACTCTTGGGTGTAATGTGTTATATCCTGCTTATCGTAGTTTCCCCGAGACATTCGCTAATGACCCTAATAGGCTCTACGTGCCTTGGAGCATAGATGATGCCTATCACAAGATGCAAAACTTATTGCGCGATCCGCATCACAACATGGGCTTGATTTCAGATTGGAACGACGGCACCATTGATCGCGTTATTGACGTCATGACCGGACAAGGCGAGCAATGGAATCGTGCAGGCAATCGTTATCGCGACCATACTGCACACGAAAAATATCAAGTGAGAAGAATAGAAGAATGACGCCTCGGGAACAAAGTTTCTGCTATCTCAAGCAGTATATTTGTGCTCAAACAACCGCTCCTTGGATTGCCAAAATGAACGACGTAGAAGATCGGGCTCGTTGTGCGTTACAGCACTTGGGTGGCATGGCAGGAGATTGGTATCCGTATCGTCATGAATGCCAGTACTATTATCCACAAAGGAAACAAGAATGAATGTAGTAGTCACCGGCTCAGCCGGATACATTGGCGGGCAAGTTGCCTTGCAGTTGAAAGACGCAGGGCATACAGTTTTGGGCATTGACCGTAGACCTTTGCAGCCACATCAAAAAGGTCTACTTGATAGTTTTGTACTGGCAGACTTTGATAGTGATACAGCATTTAAAAAGTTATTAAACGTGCGGCCTGATGCCATTGTGCATTGTGCAGGCACCAGTCTGGTTGGCCCTAGCATTAAGAATCCAAGTGAGTACTACTTTAACAATGTGGCCAAGACACTGGAGTTGATTACTTTCATAACACGGGCCATGCCTCGGACTAGAATTATCTTTAGTTCTAGTGCGGCAACCTATGGTGAACCTGTGATGAATCCCATCTGCGAAGTGGATCCAACCGAGCCAGTCAGTCCATATGGACAAAGTAAACTGATGATTGACATGATGTTAGAATCGTATCGCCGGGCATACGGGCTTGACTATGTTAGTTTCCGCTACTTTAACGCATGTGGTGCGGATCCCCGAGCCAGACACGGACAAGAACCCGGCGCTACACACATCATTGCTCGAGTGTTAGAAAGTATTAGAGATGATCAAGAGTTCACACTTTACGGTGATAACTATCCTACCGCAGATGGCACTTGCATTCGAGACTATGTACACGTGGATGATATTGCTCGTGCTCATGTGTTGGCGTTGGATCAAACAATTCCTGCAGGCATTTACAATCTTGGGTCAAACACAGGCACTAGTAATCGTGAAATTATTGCGGCAGCCGAACGTATCACAGGTAAGACATTAAAGTTTACAATAGGAGAACAACGTGTGGGCGATCCTCCTATGCTGACAGCCAGTGCAGATAAGTTTAATGCTGTGGCCGGTACATGGCAATTGCATAATTTAGATGACATGATTCGTCATGCCTGGGCCTGGTATGTTTGATAAAATTCTACAATTTGAACAAGCACTAGCAGAGTTTACTGGTGCCCCATATGTGGTCATGACCGATTGCTGTACACACGCCATTGAACTGTGCTTACGTTACGACCAAGTTACAGAGTGTAGGTTTACTCCGTACACTTACTTGAGCATCCCAATGACCATGCACAAGCTGGGCATCAAATACAAACTACTAGACCACGAATGGCAACGCTGGGTCGGTGAATACCCATTTCTCGAAACACGTATCTGGGATTCAGCACGTAGACTTGAAAAGGACATGTACCGCGAAGGTACAATGCAATGTTTGAGTTTTGGGCATGGCAAACCTTTGCAGATCGGACGTGGCGGAGCAATCTTGCTAGATGATGTTGTTGCATACGATACCATGTTGGCTCAAAGGTACGATGGTAGAGATTTGACTATTACGCCATGGGAATCGCAACAGGTGTTCCGAGTGGGGTATCATTACAAACCCACAATCGAAGAAGCTGTACAAGGACTTGCACTACTCGAAGGTGTCAAACAAAATCGGCCCGTGCCAATACCGGTTGATTACCCAGATTGCAGAAAAATAACTATTGTTCCTTGACACTGACCTAAATACCCTGTATAATAACACAATGGCAATCCACTGCCTTAACATCGGAGACTATGATTGAAAAAAGAATTTGCACCAGATCCAGTATTTCACTCGGATACTAAAAAGAAGTTTATAC